ATATTATAATTCATTAAGTGATAGTGAAAAGGAAGATTTCAAAAGACAATTACAACTTAAAAAGATAAGAAATAACTACGCTATGTATCTTAAATACATATATGGTGAAAATTATATCTTAACAAAGTTCCACACTATGCTTTGTTCTATATGCCAAAACATTGTGGAAAGGGTTGAAAGGGGTGAACAACCACGAATATTGTTGTCAACACCTCCACAAGTAGGTAAGTCCAAGACTTTAACGGAAGCTCTACCAAGTTGGTTTATTGGTAGAAACCCTGATTTATCATGTATCATTACCGCCTATAACGCTGATATTGCCGAAAAGTTTGGTGATAGAAATAGACAAAAGATTAAAGAGTTTGGTAAAGAAATCTTTGATATTGAAATTAGTGATAGCCAAGACAACAAGACTTTGTTCCAAATCAAAAAACATGAAGGACAAATATTTAGCACTGGTATTATGGGTGGTTTGACATCTAACCCAAGTGCTTTAACTATTGTTGATGACCCTTTTAAGAATGGTGAAGAAGTGGAAAACAAAGATATTCGTGATAGGGTAGAAAATGTTTATTGGGATAGTATTGAAACAAGAACAAGAAAACTCGGTGGTGCGATTATCGTTATTCATACAAGGTGGCATGAAGATGACCTTATCGGTAGATTAGCACAAAAGGACGGCTTTATTGTTGTTAATTTCCCTACCGTTTGGGAAAAAGGCATTGATAGATTACTACATAGAAAAGTCGGTGAAACACTATGCCCTGAATTAGGAATGACCGCAGAATGGGCTGAAAGAACAAAGAAAAATGCTGGTAGTCGTGTTTGGAACGCTTTATATCAAGGAAAACCATTCGTTGAGGGTGGAAACATAATTCAAAGAGAAAGCATTAAGTTTTATAACAAACATAACTTACCACCAACATTTGATGAATATGTATTAAGTTGCGATTTATCTTTTGGTGGAACTAAAAAAAGTAATGACCCAAATTGCCTTGTGGTATGGGGTAGGGTTGGTGGAAATCACTATCTTTTAGACCATGTCCAAAAAAAGTGTGGTTTCCAAGAAACTATTGAAATTATTAAACTTTTAAGTGGAAAATACCCTCAAATGAGAAAAAAACTTATTGAAAAGAAAGCCAATGGTGGTGCTACAATAGAAATGCTTAATCAACACATAAGTGGAATTATTCCATTTGATCCATTAAGCAATTCAAAGGAAACAAGATTTAAGTTAGTTGCACCATATTTTGAAAGTGGAAATGTATGGTTGCCTGATGAAAAAACCGATTTTGATAGTGAAGAAATTGTTTCACAATTATTAAAGTTTCCAAATGTGGCACATGATGAATATGTTGATACAACAACACAATATTTGTTAGACTATTCATATAAGTATAATGGTGGTATAGTTGAAACTGATAGTGTGTATAAGTCATTATCAAAAGTAATAAGAGGTATATAACATGATTAGAATGAATGTAAACGAAGAAACATTAAGAACTGGTGTTGGACTTGAAAGAATAGTGCAACAAATCTTTTGGTATCAAGTGTTCTACAAAGACGCTATTGGCAAAGATATTCGTTTAATGAAATTGCAAAAAGATATGTATAATGCCAAAGACGGTGAAAAAATTAGTTTCATTAAAAAGGCAAATAGAACGGAAGCATATTACAATTTGTTAAAACCTTTATGTGATACATCTACATCTACATTTATTGGTAGAGTTCCTGATATTGTTTCTAATGGTAGTAAAGAAGAAGTGAAAAGAATTAGCAGATTTACACTTATTCAAAAACATAATGACTTTGAAGAAGAATTAACTGACGCTGCCTTACAAATGGCAATTACAGGTAGTGGTTTCTTGGGACTTTATGCCGATATCGGTGATGTGTTCCCACACTATCGTAGTTTAGACCCATTATATACCAATGTTGTTTATGACTGTTCTATCGCCATGAAAAGATTATTTGCTTACCATATCTATTATGAAGCAAGAAGTAATGGTGATACCACTGGTGGTAGATATGTTTGTATTATTTACACAAAAGAAAAAATGTATGCCTATTACACAGGACGAATTAGTATTCCTGCCAAAATGGCATTTAGTGTTTACCCATACAACTTATTTATGATAGGTGGAACTAAATTATCTTATAGTGCATATCATGGTTTCAAAGATATTCCTATCTATGAATTTATGAATAACAAGGACTGCATTAGTGACTGCAAACCAGCATTAAGTGTTATTCAACTTTATGGCGAATTACAAAATAATCGTTTCCAAAATGTTGATGATATTATCAATTACTTATTAGTGATTAAAAATGCAAGACTTGGTGATAGTGATGAAACACAAAAAGCCATTGACCTTATCAAGAACAATAGGGTATTACCAATTAGTGGTGAAAACACAGACGCTAAATTCTTGTCTAACCCATTAAACCAAAAAGATATTCAAACATTATCTTATGAGTTCAAAAATCTTATTCACTACATTACCCACATTCCTGATTTAACAAGTGAAGAATTTTCACAAAATGCAAGTGATCCAATTCTTAAAATGAAAACAAAACCTTTACTTGACTTATGTATGGAAAAAGAGAAATGGTTTAACAAATCTTACTTGCCATTACTTGAAACTACATTAGAATTTGTAAAGAAAAATGATAAATCTTTATATGAAAAAGTTAAATTTGAAATTGACAACATTGATTTAGTCTATTCACATACATTGCCAAGCAACGATAGAGATATGGTTAACAATATTGTTAATCTTGCTAATGTTGGTCTTTGCAACCCATTGGTTGATTTACAAGGTCTATCATTCATTCCTAATGTTGCCGACTATATGCAAGGCGTATATGAATGGAATGAATATGTTGACAAAAGAAAAGAAAACACTAAAAATGATAATATAAAGGCGAATGATACAAACCTACAAAGGCAAAATCAAGAGCCACAAACCACAGACCAAGAAGATAATTTAGTTAATGCCACTATTGGTCAAAGTGGAAAAGTAAGTGAAAATAAGGTTGAGTAATCAACCCCAAGATAAGTTGCCTACTAACTTAAAGTAGAGTGTCGCAAGACAATGGAAAGTGTCCCTAACACTTAAAATAGGAGAGGAGAAATTATGGTAGAATTACCAAAAACCGAAACCGAGTTGCAAACTTTAATTGATGACGCAATTAAGAAAGCAACAGATACGCTCAAAAGTGAATATGACGGCAAATTCGCTGCACAAAGAAAAAAGCATGATGAAGAAATCGCAAAGATTAAAGCAGACGCTGGTAAAAGTGCCGAAGAACTTGCCGAAGAAAGACTTAAAGAGCAAAGAGAAAAAGACGCTAATGAACTTACCGAATTGAGAAACTTTAAGAAACAAACAATTATCGGTGATAGATTAGCAAAAGAAAACTTACCAAGTTATTTCAAAAATGATAACCGCTTAATCAATGCCGAAGAAGGCGATTTAGATAAAGTGGTAAAAGACATTAAGAAAGAATTTGAGGCAAGTTTACCAAGGGGAAATCAAGTATCAACGGTTATTAACACCAATGGTAGTGGTGGTATTCAACCAACAAAAACCGAAGGTGATGTAGCCAACGAATTACTTGCAGATACCCTTTCACAGATTATCGGTAAATAACCGAAGAAAGAGGAAAAAACATTTATGTCTGCTATTACAAATAGTTCAGTCGTTCTCCCAGTTCAATATAGTAGGGAGATTATTCGTGGGGTTTTAGGTCGTTCCAAAGCCCTTGAATTAGGTAGAAGATTACCTGATATGGTTGGCAAAACCATGAAATTAAATGTTCTTAACCATTTACCAGTCGCTGGTTGGGTTAAAAACCAAACCACTCCAAGTGGTGCTGCTGATGAAATCAAAAACAAACCATTATCCGTTCTCGCATGGGAAGGTAAAGATGTTGTTGCCGAAGAAATCGCAGTTATCGTGCCTATTGCTATCGCTACTTTAAGAGATGTGGAAAACTATGTTGACATTATCCCTGAAATTAACGAACAAGTAGTTGGTGCTTTCCAACAAGTTATTGATGAAACTATCTTATTTGGCAAAAATTCACCATGGGCAGATTTCACAGGTTTAGTCGCAGAAGCCACCGCAGCTGGTGCAGTTGTTTCTTGGGACGGACAAAGTGGCACAAGTTTCTATACCGCTATTTCCAGTGCTATGGAATATGTTGAAACATCTGGTTTCATTCCTGACGCAATTCTTGGCGCACCTTCCATGTTAAGTGCTTTCCGTAATTCCATTACAACACTTGGTGTCAATGTTGCAGACCAAGGTGAAGTTGGTGCATTACCAAGACACATTGACTTAACTGGTGGTTTCAATACTTCTTCCGCTTTCGCTATCGTTGGCGATTTCAAGAGAGGTCTTGTTTACGCATTTAGACAAGAAATGGAAGTTAGATTACTTGAAGAAGCAACATTAGTTAACCCTTCAACAGGTGCTACACTTTACAACCTTGCACAACAAGATATGGTTGCTTTCCGTTTCGTTATGAGATTAGGTGCTGCATTACCTAACCCAGTTAATCGTGTTAGTGGCACATTATCAAGCGACGGCTACTACATTGAAAAAGGTGCAAGTGCTTACCCATTTGCGATTATCACTAAAAGTGGTGCAAGTGCTTAATTAGTAGTTAAGATACTTAAAATTTGAAACTCACTATTTGTGGGTTTCTTTTTTTATGCTATTATTGTTAAGGAGAGATTTTATGGACAAGGTTGATTTTGTAATTCCATTCGTAGATAACACAGATATTGTATGGAAAAAGATATACAATGAATATTGTGTGAAAAACGATTTAAGGGAAAAGATTATAGATATTCACACCGATAGATACAATGACAATGTTAGACTTATTGAATATCAATTAAAGTTGATAAATAAACATATGCCATGGGTAAATAAGATTTATCTACTTTTAATGAATAGGGAACAAGCACCAAAAGATTTGCCAAATAATGTTGAAATTGTATATCATGCCAAGTTCATTCCACAAAAGTTTTTACCAACATTTAATAGTTGCACGATAGAAATGTTTTTATGGAATATTCCTACTTTAAGTGAACATTTTATTTATGCAAATGATGATATGTTGCCTTTTAAGGACTTACAACCAAGTGATTTTTTTGATGAAAATGGGAAAGTAAAAATTGAATGGTGGGAAGAAGATATTAGAGAACTACGAAATGTGTTTAGACAACAATGTTTTAATTCTTATAAATATATCGCACATAGAACTAATCACAAGACCGAAGAATATAAATATATTAGACCAGCGCATAGTTTTACACCAATGATTAAATCACATTGTAAACAAGCATATAGTTTGTTAGAAGATGTAATTGTTAAACACATTAGGGCATTTAGAACCAACTATCAATTTAATCAATATATTTACCCATTATTTGAACGATTTATTTATGGGACACAAAAAAGTGATATTGATTTCTTGTATACGCAATGCAAAAATGGAATTGATTTAGAACATGATATTGTATGCCTAAATGTTATTCCAAAAGAATTAGCAAAAGAACTTAAAGGTGAAATAGAAAAAAGATTATGAGTTTCAAAATAGTTGTAATGTCTTGCGATAAAAATGAAGATTTATGGTTGCCATATCATTTGTGCATGGAAAAATATTGGCAAAACCACCCTGAAATCATTTATTGCACCGAAACCAAGACTAATCAATGGTATAAAACGATCCACACCAATTACCCAATAGAAAAATGGACTAAAAGGGTTTATGACACTATCAAAGATTTAGAATGTGATAAAGTTATTTTAATGGTTGATGACATATTTTTAAGAGATTATGTTGATGACTTTTTAGTGGAAACAATTAGTGAACTTGTCGGTGGTGTTATTGGTGGACTTAACTTTGAAAGACAATTTGATAATAATGATATTCCATTAAGTGATTTCATTAGCATTAGAAACCCACAAGGAAAATGGAAAACAAGTGTTATGTGCCAACTTTGGAATAAGAAAGCATTACTTGATATTTTTAATTGCGAAAAAGACCCTTGGACTTTTGAAAGAGAGAATAATAGCAAAGGTTATATATTCCTAATTAGTAAATATGGAAACTTTTTGAATTGGGGTTATGGTGAAAGAAAATGGTTTGGTATTCGTAAAGGCAAATGGTGTAAAGAATGTAAAGATTTCTTTGATAAGGAAAACATTAAAATAGATTATTCAATTAGGGGGTTTTATGAATGAAAGTTTATGTATGTGCATTGGCGAAAAACGAACATTTATATATCAATGAATGGGTAGGGCATTATCTTAAATTAGGTGTTGATAAAGTATTCATTTATGATAATGATGACAAAGGCACAAAATACATTGGTGATTTTATTGATAAAAAATATCTACCAAGGGTAAAGATAATAAACGCTCGTGGTATTCACTTTGATAATATGCAAGGAACTTTTTACACAAACTTTTATCGTTTAGAAAGCAAAAACTTTGACTGGTGTTTATTCTGCGATATTGATGAATTTCTTGTTGGAATAGATAACATTAAAACTTTCTTATCGCAAAGTAGATTTGGTTTGTTTAATCAAATAAGGGTTAAATGGAAAATGTTTGGTGATGATGACTTAATTGAAAGGGACATGAATAAAGGGGTTACGGAAACTTTCACCAAGGAAATTACTTATACTTTAAGTAGAGATTTATCAACACAAGTGCATTTGGAAAATCAAGGAAAAACTATAATTAGGGGACATTTGCCGAATATTTTATTTAATTCTGTGCATTTCGCTAATTCAACCACACAAAAAGCATTACCAAGTTGTTTGCCAAGCGGAAAGATTTGTTTTAGTGGTGTAGAAATAAGGGAAAACTATAAAAATGAAAAAGTTTTCTTAAATCACTACATGACTAAATCGTTAAGTGAATTTGTCAAACAAAAGATAAATAGAACAGACGCAGTGTTTGGAAAAAGACACCTTGATATGAATTATTATTGGCGAATTAACAAGAAAACTGATGAGAAAATCGCATACTTAAAAAACTTGGGACTTGAATAATTGTTGTTAAAATAATGTTCCTTTATGTATAATAAAAAGCATAGAGGTATATTATATGGACAAGAAATATATTATCACGAATGAAGAATTAGCAGAAAGAGGGCTTGACTTAAATGACTATGCCTTAAATGGTGATTTAATTACAGCAATTATTTATATTGCTTTGGATATCGTTGTTATCCCAAGAGTATTATTTAATTGTGATAATTTGCATAGTGAAGATGAATTAGAATTAGCACTTGGTGATGATGATAAAAAAATTAAAGCATTTAAGAAATTGCAATACATGGCAATTCATTCAATGATTTTTCAAGCGGAAACAAGTCCTATTGATGTTTATTTTGATACAGTTATTGCTTATGAACTAAATATTGGAAAAATAAATGACTTCCAAAAAGGCATTTGGTATAAGAATTATTAGAGGTGGAAATTATGAGCTTCAAAACACCTATTTTATGTGATAGAAGGGTTTACGATAAAAGGGCAAAGTGGAAAAGTCCTAACAATGATATCGTGGAAACTTTGTTTTACTTTGTCAAAGAACCTTTATCTTTAACACCAAGTTGGGAAAATGGTAGGGAACAAATCAAGGAAACTATCACTATTACCGTTTTCGGTGGTAAACCTATTAGCAAGGAAGATTTAATCGTTCTTGAAAATGGCGAAGAATTTAGAGTTGGTGAAATCGTGGTTAACTATGTGGAACACAATATTCTTGTCAAAGATATGCTTAAACCACGAATTGAAAGCATGACACTTACATTGGAATAATATTATGGAATTTACATTAAGTGCTTTTGTTGAAAGTTTAAGGAATGAAATGTATAGGTCATTCCCATTTGAGGTGGAATACTTAAATCAAGAAAAACACCCAAGAAGAACTGGTCATATTAGAGATGTTGCTTTTAAGAACAACCCAACTATAACACTTGATGAAAATACCTTAATGTTTGAAATCGGTAATCAATATGCCGAAGAAAGATACCCATATTATCATATTCTGCAAGACGCACCTTACATTAGAAAAAGGGGACAAGCGACAAGCAAAACAAGAGGTAGCCAAGCAAAAGTTAATTATCTTGCAAAAAGAGATTATAACCGAGTTGAATGGAATGGAAAAACTTATACAAGAGAATATTCAAAAAATATTCGTGGTAGTAGAAACCGAATTGGTAAAGTTTCATATTGGGCAACCGACTATATGGGTAGAGAATATTTCTTGGATCGTGAAAGCAATAGTTATGAAAATAGACATTTTAACTATATAAACGATATGCTAAACTTTCCTATATTAGATAACTTGGCAAGAGAATTTGGTTTGAAAAGAAAAAGAACACAATTAACTGGACTTGCAGAAGATTATCAAGCACAAACAAATGATGAACATTCATTATTAACAAACATGATTAGTGAAATGATGAGTTCGTTTGAAGGAGATTAAATATGATTACAAAGAATATGCCTATTGATTTTGTTAGAGAAATCATTGAAAAAGAGTTACTTTATGCGCACTTGGAAGATGATAAATATATTGGTGGTAAAAACCAAATCAATTTATTTTCCTTTTATGAACAAGTAAAAAACCAAGATGAAGTTAATAGATATGTTGAAACATTTAGAGATTTAACTAAACAAGCAAATCGTAGTCATTTAATTTCCAATGGTGTTCTTTTAGCACCTGAAAACCCAACGATTACCAACCTTTATTCGCATTTGATTATTCCTTTAACATTTACCGCTGCATTTAGACAAACACTTGAAGATAGAGATTTGATGATAGCAACATTCAACAACCTATTTGAAAGACTTAAAGGTAAAAGTGTTAATGTTGCCGAAATGGGTGATAATAGTTTGTTCTATTTGCCTAAAATCGGTAATAAGAAAGATAGTTATGGAATGATGATACCACAAAACGGTATTTATCTTGGTGATTTAGGACAATATCCATTTTACACTATTTATAGACTTATTCAAAAGTCATACACACAACAAAACCAATTAAAAGATAATGTTTATTACTATCTTGGAACAGTTGCCGATATTAAAGCGTATTATGAAAATCAACCAACATATCACTATTCCGTTTTAGGTTCGCAAGATAATAGTGAAGAAGTTATTGCAAGAATTACAAAAAGTGCAGACTTTGATGATGAATTTGATGAATTTGGTGACGGCGGTTTGCTTATTGGTGAAACTTCAATATATTCTTTTGATCCACAAATGGGAATGTATATTCCAACAAAAAAATATGATTATACCGAATTGGAAGATGATTATAGAATTTATATCAAATGTAATAGAATTAGAGATATTTCCATTGGTTTTGTTGATATTTTGCCTTTAATTAAAGGTTGTATTTGTGAAACCGATAGTGTTAGTGAAAAACTTTTAAGTTGTTTTCCACAAGATATTTCGTTATATAACACTAACAAATGCGAATATGTTTATTATTTACATAATGGTTTACTTAAAATAGCGGTTGAAAAGGCATACAACAATTACGAAAGTCAATTCCAATATAGGCAATACACTACCGCTGATGACGGTGAAAAACCGATTTTAATACCAAGTAATGATACACTTTTAGATATCTACAAGTTATCTTTATCGTTTGATAGTGAAAGAATTGAAAACCCAATTACATTAAACGAAAAAGAAACTTGCGTTATTTCTTTTGGTGGTAGTGCTACATTGTGCGATAAGAACACTAAACTTGGAAATGATTTAGTGCAAGTATCGTTTAGCAAAAAGAAAATTGTGATGAAAGATAACGATTTCAACTATAATGAAAATCAATATTACTTTGAACCATTAGAATTACCAAGTGGCAACAATATTGATAGTGGCATTAACCAATTAAGGTCAAACAAATTTGTTAAGAACTCAATAGCAAGTGGCTTGGGACTTTCGTTGCAATATACATTTGTGTTAGATAGATTATTTAGCGATAGCGATTTATTGCACCAATGGTTTGAATATGCAAGATATGGTATCAATGGTGTTGATGATACACAAGTTAGTCCAAATACTTTATATGAAATTACCGAAACATGGTCAAGCAATGGCGAAGTTAAGACATACACTTTCCTTGGTAAAATCGTAGAAAGCATTGACATTGAAAACAATGAAAATGATGTGATGACCATTACAATTCCTATTCAAATACAAGGAGAAAACAACTAATGGCAACGATTTATAGATTTATCATTGAACAAAAACAAAGTGGTGGTAGTGGTGGTCGTAAATCAAGCAAAGATAGTGGTTTAGACCCAAAGACACCAAGCAAAAAGGGAAAAACGGTGACACTTTTAGGTAGCATGAAAGGTGGTGTTGAACACAACCGTAAGTTTCGTGCTATTAACCCATTGCTCAATAGAATTACTGGTGGTTGGTGGGAAAAAGGAACACGACTTGGTAGAGCTGGTTTAGGACTTGTAAAGTTTAATGCCGAAACAGGAAAGTTTGCTGGTTTTAGTCCAGTGGCATTTGCAATTATCGCTGCATTTGTAATTCAAATGTTAATGAAATGGCAAAAGAAAGAAAGAGAAAGAGCGGATAGAATGAACGCACAAGACTTTAAGAACTTGGAAAATGGTGTTGGTGCTATTCGTGGTCAATACTCTATCGCAGTTAACTTTTGGAATGGTCGTAGAACATACAACCAAAATAAGTAGGTGGTTTTTATGGCAAAAGATTTACTTTATTACTACAACAAACCTGATAAATATGTTAGTGGAAATTATTTAGTTTCACCTTTTGTTAGTTACGAACTTGGTGAAATACAAAGTGATTTTAATATGTCGCAAGTAATTGACGGCACAAAAGATAGTATGAAAGTCCAAGTGTTGTCTTTTGTTGACCACCCAATTGCACCATATACAATTATTCATCACGATGAAACCGATACATGGTGGATTGTTTCCCATGATGACATTGAAAGAAAAGAACATGAAGGTCAACCTTATTGGATACACGAACTTGAATTACAAGGTTTAATTGAATTACTTAATGCAAGAGATTTAGTTGGTAGTGGTTTTAATAAAGATAGATATACTTTTGAAAGTTTTATTAAAAGGTTATTTGAACATTCTAATTTAGAGTTTAGGAATGTTGTTATTTCAACTACATCTATGTTTAGAAATATTGTTGATTTAGACCAAAAGGTTGATTATGTAAAAACATTTGAAAACTATACACTTTTAAGTGCTTTAAGAGAATTTTTAGACGGTTATAATTTGTCTGTTAAAGCCAACATAAGATTTGTAGCAGTAGGAACAAGACCAAGAAGAACTCGTGTTGAATTTACTTTATATATCTACCCAAAGACTGGAAACACAAATAGTGTGTATGATGAAAGTATATTTAGTAGCGTGGAAGAAAAGCAAAACATGGACAAAGATAGTCATGGCACTATTGTTGTTTCTAATGCCCAAAATGTTATTTCCACAAACGCAAAGACATTCCCAAGTGTTGGTGCTGTAAAAATAAGTGGAACGGAATATGAAATTACACCTAAAAATGCTTGTATTCGTTTACCAAGTCCAGTATATCAAGTTAATTGGGTAAGAATGATAGACGAAACATCTGTTCCAATTTATAGTGTTGAACTAAATGGAACTACATATACAGGTGACTTTACAATAGAAAATATTTCTTCAAAAAGTAGTTGTTGGAAATTATTTCAAAAAATATTAAATAGAATTAGAGCATTAGAAGATTTACATGTAGGTGGTGACCATACAAAAAGTAATGAATTAGCAAGTGCTTTTAACGAACAAACTTGGTTTGAAACGGTGTTAAATTGTAATTCAATATTATTTTATAGTGATGACTGGCAATATGACCCAAATATTGCAACTGGAGATAATACTGACGATCCAACCGATTTATTTATTTCCCCAAAAGGTTATAACACAAACATTCCATGCTTTGAAGCAACTTGGGGAACTGAAAAATATTGTGTTTTAGGGAAGAAATCATTAAGGGACGGTGTTTTGGGAGATTATCATGTCATGTATTGGGAAAATGGAAGTGATTTGATTAAAGGTTTTGATATTTTTATTGAACAAGATACATATGGTATTGGTTATAACATTACTACATCTTCAAGAATGAATATTCCACAATATTACTACAATTCTAATGGTTTAACTATTAGGAGATTTGACGCAACTCTAAACTTTGGTTTTAAGACAACTTCGTTTATTGTTAACTATATTCCAATGAGTGATGTCAAAATAAAATTAGACAATTCTAAAGATAACTTTGATACCCAATATTATAACCAAAGTGGAAAGTTAACCGATAGTAGTGCTTTATCTAAATTACTACTTTCTTATTCAAAGGAAATTGAAAGTGAAACTATTACAAGATATGGTGTTTTTTATAGATATAGTGCCATGCCTATTGTTGGCAGCATTGTAATCATTGATGACAAACCATATGTAATCAATAACATTTCTTATAACTTTAACCAAAACGAAGATGAAAGTTATGTGATTTTTGCCGAATTTACTATGTCGTTATATGTAGCAACCAAATCTTTAATGGCAAACCCAAATACTAATATTAGGGACTATGCAATTCCACAAACACAAAATGTTCGTAGGGTGCAACTTTATAAAGATTATTGGGACTTTACATTTGTTGCCGAACATACAGAAGAACATTATATGCCATTAGCGAAATACCTTAATGTTAATAGTGATGACATTTGTGCTAATGTTTATCAAGGTGGTCAAAGTCATATTGCATTTATCAATGTCTATGATAACGATATTGGTGATTACTATTATCAATTAGAAACGACAATGTTTAACATGAAAAAATCGGTATATGAAGTGCTTGATTTCAAAGATAACAACATTATTGGCTATTCACCTTGCAACACAAGAACAGGACTTGATTTTAGCAAACTAATAAATGACGGAGTTTTGGTAAATACACCAGTGTCTTATGTTAATAGCGTTGGTGAACTTGCAGAAATATATATTTTATTCTTAAACCAAGACCAATTCACAAATGCTTGGGATACATATAAAGAAGATTATGCTTTGAGTGGCTACCCATTTGAAAATTATTCCGTAATTATTGATATTGATTTATGGGACTTGGGTGTTGATAGCCATGACTTTGCTATTGATGAAGAAGGATATAATAAGGACGCTACCGAAGTTCCTGTGTTTGAATATGTTTGTGAATTAAATGACACACCACAAGTAATTGTTGGAAATAATATTCTTAACTTTTTAGACACTGACCAAGAATACTACTATGGCTTTATGGCAGTTCCAAAAGGTTCTAACAACAATAATATTGATATGTCAAGTTTGCAAGATATTCAAATTGCCACATCTCCAAACTATTATAGAATTGATAATGCTGTAATAATTGAAGTTTTTGAAGGCGAAATATATTTCAATTTCTTTGACCATATGTTAAGCATGGACGGAGATTTCTATTATACAGGTTGTGGGACATTTGAAAGCATTGATGATATAATTGATACCGATACACAAGACCTACTTATCTATCGTGTCGCTAAAACACCACAAAGTTATGCAGAAAGTGGCTATTGGAAAAACACAAGAAAAGAAATCATGTTCATCATTAGTGGACAAGCAATTAAAGATAATGAAGAAAACTATATTGGCACTGACGATATGACCGACAAAAATGGCACAACCGTTGAAAATTGTTTGTATCTATGGTGTTCGGTAAATAACTACAAATTATAGGACTTGAAATAAAGTCCTTTTATTTTAATGTTCAAATAGTGCATAATGTAATTGCGAAAAGCGAAAGGAAAAATAAATATATGGAAACAAAAATTATTAGAGTGTTCTATAATGTTGATAATCTTCCTTATAAAGATAGTGAGTTTTCTGTTCACTTTCCAGTGGTGGGTTCAGCATTTTTAGGATCTTCCAACACAACCAAAATTAGATTTTACTATTCTAAAATTGGTGATGAAAATACCACTTGGGTTTCGGTTGCGAAATTACCAAATGGCAAACAAGGTAGTAAGGTGTTAGACCTTAATGAAGATGACTATGGCAAATATGCCGAATTAGAATTATCAAATTGGTATACACAAGTCAAAGGTGATGTCTTTATCGCATTACAAGGTTATCAAGGTGGTGTGAACTACGAATATGATGATGAAAGTGATTTATATGAAATCTACGGAACACCAACGATCCAAACCACTGGTAGCATTAAGTTAGCAATTAACTATGCACCTATTGGACAAGTTGCCGACTATAATGATGAATATTCAACCTATCAAGAAATCTTGGCAGCACTTGGTGAAAAATTAAACATTACAAGTGGCATTGTTGCTGTTGATAAATTAGCCGATATTGTTCCAAGTGTTTACGAAAACGGACAAATGTTCTATGACAAAGCGACAAGACAAAACTATATCTTATCAAGTGGAAATTTAGTCTTAATGAAAGATTACCTTGATTTTGAAAGCGAAAGCACAAGTGGAACATTAACAAGCACACAATTAACTATTCTTAATGGAAATGATGACTTTATTGTTTTCAATGGCAAAGCATTTTTGAAATCAAGTGGTGATGAAACACGAAGTTTATATAGAACCGCTTTCCAACCACAAGATAATTTAAGTGGTGAATTTGACCATGTTGTTTACCAAGAAATCTTAATCAATAAAACAAGTGGTGCATGGACTTATAGTGCAACCGATTATCCATTTGAAACACATAATGTAGTTGAATTGAGCCAATCTCTTGGTTATTTAACACAAGATGAATATGAATTGTTGGAAAAAACTCCTTCGTTCATTAAATTTGGTGGCAGAACATATTATAAAATAAGCGAAACTGACACTAATATTTTGTTTACAAATGAAACATTGCCAACTATTACAGCACAAGGTATGGTTGTTTTTGGTCCATTTACAATTACGATTAACAAATCTAATAAAATGTATCAATATAACACTACTGGTTTTGGCGTATATGCTTCTTATAAAGCAGATGAAAAGTTTGCTACAAGTTTAGATTTAACTATTGATAGCAACTATGACTTGGTTGTTAAGTTATTAAATGCTAATGGACAAGTTATCGCACAAGATGACATTGATTTGCCATTAGAAAGTATAGTTGTTAGTGCTACATACTATGACACATACACATATGACGGAACTACTTACAATAATGTTTTAGTTATCGTATTAGCAACAACAAGTGTTCCTACTATCGTGCCATTAGGCGATTTAGTTAGTGGTTTAGTTAGTAGTGATGACCTTGCAACGGCATTAGCGAACTATTACACAAAGGCACAAACCGACACATTATTAAGTGGCAAACAAGATACACTTACATTTGATACCACACCAACAACCGATAGTTCTAACCCTGTCACAAGTGGTGGAATTAAAACCTATGTTGACGGTCTTGTAAGTCCAATTAGTAGTGCATTAAGTGGAAAAGAAGATGTAAGCAACAAAGTCACTACTTTAAGTGGTAGTAGCACCGATACACAATATCCAAGTGCAAAAGTTGTGTATGATGAAATGCAAGCAACAAAAGAAATCGCACAAGGTAAGACAAAGACATACACACTTGCCTATGGTGATACATATTCCGTAGTTGCTACCGATTTACAAGCAAACCCAACTAAACAAATCGTTGATGAAAATGGTAATGATATCACAAGTGCTTTCTTGACCGATACCGATAATGCTTATAGTGATTATGTTATCAATGCCGAATTTAATAATTATACCGATAACTACATTGGCACTGGTTTAACAAGTCCAACATATTGCTATGTAATCGTTAAGAAAATTGAAAACAACCAACTTGACTTAAATGGCGATTATATCTTATGCAAAATTGATTTCACTAATGCAGAAAACACAAAGATTAGAGTTGGTGATATTTTACTTGTTGTAGAAGATAATGTTGCCGATAGGTGGTTTGCCAATATTAGTGATACACAATTATTCTATAAACTTGAAACTTTTAACGAAGGCATTGTCTACAAGAAAAACGAGAACCTAATTCCAAGCGCAAATAACACTTATGATTTAGGTAGTTCAAGTTATACATTTAATACTGCATATATTGGCAATTTTAATTTTTCGCAAATTGATAATAGCCAATGGATATTCAAAAAAACAGATACTAATTCAACCTTATTATTTGGTGGCGCAGCAATTACATATTCTAATACTAATTTATTTCCTAATGGAACTAAAAATCTTGGTGGTTCATCTAATAAATGGTATGATATTTGGGTAAATAATATCAAAGGCATTACCACTCTTACCCAAGCACAATATGACGCTCTCGTTAGTGGTGGAACGGTTGATAGTGATACCCTATACTTTATTGAGGAATAGTTTATGCCACTTATTAAAGGAACAACGGACATAGGTGCTATTTATAAAGGCACAACCGCTATTGGCGAAATATATAAAGGCACAACCTTATTGTTTAGTAGTGGCACTTGGGAGGACTGGTATCAAGAGTTTATTTATAATGCACTTATTCCAACAACTATAAATAGCAAACAAGTGAAAAATAAAGCACGAATTGATACGATTTATGGTAATAGTGTGGTTGAAAATCAACAATATTCACACTTCATTTCTACAACAACTACTAATGGAATTACACTAACTAACAACAATGACGGAAGTTTTACATTAAGTGGAACTGCAAGTGCTGATACAAGATTTGATTGGGTTGCATACGGAAACAATATACCAAAAGACCACATACATTTGCTTAAAGGTTTAATTAGTGGCAGTTCAACAACTATATTCAATAATGTAAGTCTTGTTGGTGATTTCTATACGAGCGAAAAAATTGTAAATATTGGAATAAGTGGCGGTGCTTATTTTAATTATAATGTAATTATTAAAAGCGGTTATGCTATAACTTCTCCAATAACCATAAGACCACAACTCATTGACCTTACCCAAATGTTTCCATTTGATACCCCTACAACATTAAGTGATACTCGAGTTCAAGCATTACTTAATCGTGGGTATATCGCATATAACACTGGTAGTATTGAGAGTGTTAGTGTGAGTGAGATAAGTAGCGAACCATATAATTTGTTTGATGGGCAGTTGGAAACAGGTCGTTGGGATAGTGACGGAACTAATAGACCATATGCAACAAATGCGTTTCGTTCTAAAGACTTCATCAAAGTTATTCCAAATAAATCGTATGTTTTAGATGTGAGCCAACTTAATATTAGTGCTACTCAATACGGAATATTTGTTATGGAATGTCCTAATGAAGTAATTGGTGCAAACAAATCAACCCGTGTTGAAAGCGTTGGCTCATCAACTACATTGACTTTTACCACTAAATCTACAACAAAATACATTAGGTTTTATTGCCAATATTCGACAGCCGTTGATATCCCAAGTGACGCAAAGATTGTATTTTCAGTTAGCAGTTCAAGAACAGGTTATGCACCTTACCAATCACCACAAACCATATCTTTCAAATATCAAGGTAGTGGTGTTAACACTGCACATGACACATTGGAAATTACGAGTAGTGCTTATGTATTTACGAAGAATATGAGTAGTGTTGATTTGGGAAGTTTAGTTTGGTCATATCAAAGTGACAATGCAAGGTTTGTCAGTGATAGTTTAACTGGAAAATTATCTTCAATATCTTCTGGTTCAACTATCGGTAGTTTTATTTGTGATAAATATTTAACCATTAAGTATAATGACAGTGTGAGTGCAGATAAAGTAATTTATCAATATGTGACACAACAAAGTTATAATAGGATTATGATTAAAGATAGTTCGTTAAATGGTGATACAACACAAATTAGTGGGACATTATGTTATGGCTTATTAACACCACAAGTAATTTCTATACCAAAAGGACATTTAGGGATTGTTGATTTGGGAACATTAGATTGGGAATATGATAGTAATAGGAATTGTTTTAGAGCAAATTTGTCCACGCTTAAACATTTAAGCGAAAGTAGTTTTCCAAATGTTTATTGCGTTAAATATATGGCTATTGCATATCAAAATAATAGTGGTGTAGATAATATCATGTTTATTTATGCAGATAATAATGCACAAAGAGTTTTTATTAGAGATACAAGTTTTGGAACTAATGCTACCAATTTCAAAACCGCTATGCAAGTCGTTTACTTATTCTACGAAACCAATACCGAAGTAGCCGATCCAACAAACACTATTAAAATTGAAAGTGGTGGAACGATTACTACTAATTCAAATGTATTACCAAATATAGATTTTGAGGTGAAATGCAAGTAAGAAAGGAGAATAGATTTATGCCTTGTGGCGGAAGAAAATCAAAAGGTTCAAGACCAAGACCTAAAAGATAATTGGTTATTTATACAAGGGCATAGAAATATGTCCTTTTTCTTTTATAATTGTTTTATAAAACACTTATGGTATGATATTTTATATAAGAGGTGAAAATTATGGAGAAAACAAATTTAGTAGCAATTACCACAAAAGACAATAAATGTATCTATGTTTCGCAAGTGAAAAACATTAGTGATAAAAAACTTGCATTATTACAAAAACAAGCATTAGAACATGAAACCGAACAAGAACAACACGAAAGATTTCTGTGGAATGATATCAAAGTATTACATAAGCATATTAAAGAACTTGAACACGAAATCAAAGTGTTAAAAGGTGAAATTGATGAAGAAAGTGGGGAACAAAGTGATGAAGAATAAGGAGACAAAGATTACATTTTGGTCTATTTTAGGTGCAGGGTTTGTGGCACTAATCGTGTGTTATTGTGTTATTCCTACACAGACACAACTTGCATTTGACAAAATAGTGGAATACTTAAACACACCACTATTCATTATTGGTGGTAGTTCTATCACTATTGGAATTGTTTTATTTGTCTTAATTAGATATGCACTTAAAAACAATAAGGAAAAAATTAGGGACTTGTTAAACGAAAGCAAAACCTATGTTCAAAACAAGGAAATTAGTGCAAAAGAATATCTTGAACTTGCTAAACAAAAACAAGAAGAAACAAAAGTTATTCTTACTAATTATGATGAAAGAATTGAAACACTATTTGCCGAATTAGAAAAAGTGTGTGAAACAATACCTAATGCAAAAGTAAAAGCACTTGGTAGTGAAATCAAAGAAAAATACCTTGAAAGCAAAGAATGTCTAAAAACCGAATTAGACAACATTGATGAATATATCATTGAAAAGACACCAAAGTTTGATTACGAAAAAGCATATGAAGATTTGGTGGATCGTTTAGGAAAGTTGGAAAAAGAATATGGCGAAAGAGAAGAAACAATTAACGGTTAAGCAAAAACAAAAAAGATATCGCACATATCAATACTTAACTTTCGGTGGCGAATTTGTTTCCGTTCTTACACCTTTTATCGTTATGGGTGCGATAAACTATCAAGAATGGTTCAAGGTTGAAGAAGGTTGGAAAGTTGGACTTGGTGGTGCATTAGCATTAGCACTTATGGGTATTGCAACATTTCTATTTGCGAAAAAGAAAGAAAACAAAGAAATCACCGACGGCTTTATCACATTCATTATTGGTTGGTTTGCCGTAGCGTTTATCTTAAAATTATTAGGTAGCATTTTAGACCAAATCTTTGAAATTATGATGTTTGGTGGAATTGGTATTCTTGGTGCATTAGGTTTAGATATTTGGTCAAAAGACTATAAGAAAAAAGCTGATACCTATAAAGAGGTGTTAGGCGAAGTTAAAGCAGATACATTGAAAGAACAAGCAAAGAAAGAACTTGAAAAAGAAAACGGAATTGCCGTTGATTAAATATCTTTGGTAGGAGAGAGATATGGAATACAAAACAAAGAAAAAAATTAGAAACTTTTTACATTCAAAAGGTGGTTTAGCAACTATTATTGCGACCGCCCTTTTATGTGTTGTTGCCCTTGTATCAATGATGATAGGGTATGTGTATAGCGAACTTAATGGTGAATGGAATAGACTTGGAGAATTATTCAAAAGTGATTTTATGATTTCCATTTACATTATTCTTGGTTTGTTAGCATTTGTCCTTGTTATTCTTATTGTGCTAATCAATAGAAGAAAAGAGAAATACTAATATGGCGGACAAGGTTATTAGTTTCAAGGACAAAATAAAAGCGATTAACTTAAAGAAAGTATTAAAGTCGGTTGCCCTTGGTATATCGGTTATTTTAATTGTCTTTGTATCATTCTTTGATGTTATATTTGACTTATCTACTTTTGAATGGGGTAGGTGGGCAGCGAATACCGCTATTTTAAGTGGAATTATGATATTCGGTATCTTAATGGGTAATTCTATTGGAACGGACACCCAAAAAGAAAAAGCGGTATATAATAATCAAGGTGAACTAATTGGTGGTCTTTACCAATTAAAGTCAAAAGAATATTTACAAGTTAGAATTGCTATTGAACAAATTAAGTTCTACTTTGGAGAATTTTGGTTATGGTATAAAGCCAAGAAACTTGTGGAAAAGAAAATTGATTTTTTAATTGATAATGAATTTGAAATGAAATATGCAAAAATCATTGTTAATTCTATTGAAAAAGAAGATTTAGAAATCGGTAAGTTTATCTTTGATGAAAATAACCCAAACGAAAAAATCTATGTCAAGAAAATCAATGGTAAAGATATCAAGATTAAAAAGTGTAGCAAAGAACAAAGTGAAATCATTAAAGACACACTTAATTTCCAATTAGATACATTTGGTGAAAGTTATTACTTATCTTTATATGATGACGGTGATTACAAGGTTAATGAAGCCGAAAAGGGTAAGAAAATCGCACAAAAGATTAAGCGAGATAAACGAAACAACTTTATCATTAAGATTTTATCATCATTAGTGTTTTCCATAGTGTGGGCTGCCCTAACGATTAGGGACTTTACCGAGGGTGATGAAAATGCCACTAAAAGGGCATGGTTAAATCTTATTTCAAGGTTGTTCGCATTGGTTAGTTCGTTTGTCAGTGGTTATTCTACAAGTGTTATCAATGTTCGTGACCAAGCAAGGGCGATAGAAAACAAAACCGATATTCTTAAAGATTTCCAAACCGCTTATGAAAAGAAAGAATTTAGAATTGAAACTTATGAAGAAATGATAGAAAGAGAATATCAAGAACAATTATCGTTGCAAAGTTCTAACGAAAATGTATAATAATAATGCGACATAGGTGGTAGTAAGACACCCCTATTCGTATCTACGCTCTTTTTCTTAAAGATAAAGGTAGTCAAACGGAATGCCATGGCTATCTTTTTTCTTTTTCATTAGCAAAAAATATGGGACATAGAAACTTTAGTTAATTAAATGTTCATTAGTAGTGTCAAGTAAAAATGCTTTACACCTATGAAATAACCATTTTATTAAAATAAAGGCATAGACAAACGATTATTTCCAAATCGGTAAATTATTCAACCAAAAGATAAAAGTGTCTTAAATCGGTGTTTTTGTGCGATTAAAGGGCATTAGGCAAAATAAAAAGAGTTCGCATTTCTCTACTCTACAAACCCTTTATGAAAAATAGTATTGAGATATTGAAAATCCTAAATATAAAATATTAAAAATCTACAATTTACTTCTATGAAAAGAAACAGAACAACGATACCAAGTAGAGTGATATCACTAATAATATATATGATGACAAAGAAAAAGACAAGGGTGGGTTTATTCCCTTGTCTAACATAAGGAGGACACACAATGTATAAACAAAGGTGCATTTATAATATACTTTATCTTATGTATTTGTGCAAATCTTTTGGTAGCAAATCACTTAATTTACATTTAAGGGCTTTGCAAAACTTGATTAGGGTTGATAACTTGATTTCTTGGTTATCGGTAATTCCGTTTTCAATGTGTTGTATCGTGTGTTCATTAACCCCACTTAATAAAGCAAGTTCTCGCCTACTAAACCCTTTGCTTTCCCTAATTTCTTTTAAGTTAATCATAAGTCCCAGTCCTCTCCTTTCCCTGATAAGAAACTATCTAATAAGTCATCAAACTTTTGTTGTGCTAATTTTTCTTTTTCGGTTGGATCAACCATGTCACTATTCTTGGGCATTTTCCTAATTTCCATGATAGACGGTAGATACCAACCTAATATACTTTGGGCAAATAAACTCATTTTAATGCCAGTGGTATCGCCAACCTTGGTGCTAACCTTTTCTTTGTAGAACTTGCAAAACCCATAAACTTGACACATCTGTCCCCTTTTAAGGGTTAAGATTTGCCGTCTTGCATGATTTCCATAGCATATAACAAGTCTTGGTCGGTTATTTTTCCATATACCAAAGTTGACATACACCAAATCACTTTTTTCGCCTTTGGTAATTCGGTAAACTTCGCCAATACCATAGAACAAACGATATTGTTTCCCTTTGTGTGTGCTTGTGCCAAATAGCATTAGACTTTCGCCATAGACATTTTGCATATTATTGTTTAATGTTGGGTAAACATAATTTTTAGCGTCTATTGGTTTATTCGCAGTTGGTATCTTTTTAACCGTTATGTAATGTTTCTTTGGCATTGTCGCAATTTCCTTTCCAACCTTTGCAAATACTTTTTATTTTGTCGGTATTCCCTTGGGTTATCGGTTTCCCTTAAAATTGCATTGGTAAGTCTAATCTGTTCTTTTAGATATTCAATTTCGGTCATAATTTATTGAACTTGCCTTTCGTTGGTTGATTTAATAATGGTTTAATCTTTCGTTTCTTTCTCATAATTTTCTTGTTCCTTTTTGACTAATTCATCAATTTCTTCTTGTCTTGCATTTATTTTTTCCATATCAAGACCAACTATAACCCCATTTTCTACCTTGCAATATTTACTCATATATTCATAAGGTTGAATTGCGACTTTTTCTTTTTTTCTACTCATAATTTCTCCTAATCATAATCTATATCAAATAAGTTCATTTCGCCCTTTTGGTTAATTCCTTGCAATCGGTCTTTTGCGATATTGAAATACTTTTCGTTGATTTCAAAACCGATATAGGACATACCAAGGTGCTTTGCTGCAAGGGCGGTTGTGCCACTACCCAAGAATGGATCAAA